CATCACATTGTTGCTTTAGACACGGGCCAATGGATTGCCTACCCCAACAATCGGTTGCTGTGGGTAGACCCGTCGTGGATACATGGGGAGGTGCCGAGGGACTGGCGCAGCCCGTCAACTAACTACACCGTGGAGGGTAGCCCATGAAACGGCTTATAGCGGCTTTACGGCGGCTTTGGGAGGTAGATTGGCGTCATGTACCGCCCCCGAATTGGGCGGCTAAACGCGGGTCAGGGAGGATTTACTGGTGACGGTGGATAACGATAGCCCGCCGGGGTCATGGCAACGGGAGATTGACCTGATGCCGTGGAAGTACAACACCTCGCAAGAGGAACGGGTCAGGTTGGCGCTGTCTGAATTACGCGCTAAAGGGCTATGGGAAATTGCCCGAGTGCTGGAGCAGGAGATTGTTACCCTGCGAGCCGAGCGGAAGTAAACAGCGCCCGTTCGTCGTTGCGGCGTTTAACCAACCCCGGCAGCACCTTGCCTGCCGTTTTTGTCCACATGAGGAAGGCGTCGGCAGCGCCCTCTATGTCGCCACGGTTGTAGCGCATCCGTATGCTGCTGCGCTGGAGGTTCCCGAGGCCGACGTTAAAGGCAAAGCTCACCAGAGCGTCAAATTGGCCTTGATGACCAAGAGCAGCAGGGCAAAGTCGGGCCACGCCGCGCTCAAACCGCGCAAGGTCTTGAGCAAGTAAAGCGTCCACCTCTCCCATCGTGAGGCTGCGATCCCAGCCGTCGGGTAGCGGTAAGTTGCGCCGATCCTCATATTTCACCGCTGCGTGTGAGGGGTCTATAACGTGGCCGACCCCGACCGTCCATAGCAGGGCCGGACACCGATAGGGTCGCGTCCTTACGCCCTCGTGATGCGCGATCATCGCCTTGGCGGCGTCCGACACCTTCATTTTTTCTGGAACGCTTGTGTCCCAAACCAGAAGGCAATGATGCTGGACAGGATCAGCATTTCGTCATCGCTGAATACGTTTTCCATCGCAATCGCAAACGGGATGCCTGTGGTGTAGGCGTACCACACGCCTGCGATGTTCAGCGCGACCAGTTCCAGCACAAAGATGTAGGTGACGACCGGACGCACCGAGGCACGCAGGTTGATCATCCATTGGGATGCGCCTTTGCCGATCTCAATATCGTGCTGGTACAGGGCTTGGCGCTCCTCGGCGGCGGTCTGCGTCTGCATCTGCTCCAGCTTGATTTCCTCTACCCGCGCCTGTGCGATAAAGCCACGTTCGGCAAGGGCGAGTTCGCGTTCCTTTTGCGCGGCGACAAGGGCAAGCTCATGCTTCTTGTCCTGCCGGTCTTGGAAGATGGTCAGAATCTTCGGCAAGCCACCCGCAAGGAACGACAGAAACGTGCTAACTAACGTCATCATTTGGAAGCCCTCACAACGTCATCGCCTTTGGTGACGGTCACATGGTCGCCTTCTACGTCCACGCGCATCGGTTGTTCCTTGCGGTCAAGCCGGTCAAGTTTGCTGATAAGTTCCTTGATGACCGCAAACTCGGGCTTTTCTTCTTTCTCCACCGTACCGGCGATGCCATTGAGCATGGAGATAAGGGCGGTCAGCGAGGCACCAAGCAAGCCCATCACGGCAGCAATCTTGTCGTTGTCCAGAAACAAACTGGAGACGACGCCAATAACTACGATAGCGGTGATGTATTTAAGGCCGTCCTTGCCGATAGCCTTGCCTGCTACGGTCTTAGCCGACGCTTTGGCCTCAAGCCGATTTAACTCGGCCTGCACCTGCGCTCGGAATAACTCAAGGTCTACTGGCTCGCTCACGATAACCCCACCAACTTGATGACGATGCCAAGCAGCAGCAGGATGATCGTGGCTGCCGTACCCATCACGACCTGCTCCAGCCTTTTGAGCCGTGCGTTGGTCGCGTCAAACTGCAATTCAATCTTTGCGAACCGGGCCGAGCATAAATCCTCGTGACCGTTCAGCCTAATCTCTAACTCGCCTGTTGTTGCCATGTTCATGCCTTATGGATGGGATGCTTTGTATGCGTCAAAGTCGGCCTTCAGCTCTTGGATCGCTTTGACGAGCGCAGGAATCAGCGTGCCGGGAGCAACAGTATAAATCCCATCCTCACGTTGCTTCACCATCCGCATGACATCAGCGCCATTCGCGGCAATCGCGGCTTCTGACTCTTGAGCAATAAACCCGTGATAAACGCTGTCACCGTCGCCGTGTACGCGCTCATCGCTTTGAGGGTTGTACTTGCCCTCATCGTCATATTCCGGCACATACCCCGGCACCGCAGGATCAATGTCTTTGCACTTTTTCCATTGGTAGGTAACCGGGCGCAGGCTTGCAATCAATGCCAAACCAATGTCGCTCGGCTGGATGTTTTCCTTTAGCCGCTCATCGGATGACGCTGACCACGACGTATCGCTACCGTCTAAATCCAGTTCAGCAATGTTAGCGCCGCTGCCTATCGTGATGCGGTTGTCGGCGGTGCCAGTAACACCTTGTCCGATTACAATTCGGTTGGATGCAGACGCTGATCCAGTTTGCGCGCTTTTTCCAACAAGAGTATTGCCTGATCCCGTGGTGATAGTAGTTCCTGTGCCATAACCAAGCCCTGTATTGTTAGAGCCTGTTGTTAAATCACTAAGAGACTCAGCGCCAATAGCGGTGTTGTTACCACCTGTTGCCCCACCCACTCCACGACAAGCCAAACGCCCAACGCCCACGTTGTAGCTTGAGTTCATGTTTCTGCCAGAAATTTGACCAATAAACGTATTAAAATTAAAATTGTATTGGCTGCCAGCGTCATCTCCAATAAGAGTGTTTCCGCCTAAACTTGTTATTGCAGCGCCTGCGGCATTCCCAATCAATGTGTTGTTAGAGCCAGTTGTTATTGCCGTCCCCGCGTCATAGCCCACGGCGGTATTTGCTGTTCCTGAGGTGACGCTATCACCTGCGTTAATGCCTAACGCAGTAACGGCGCTCGTCGTAATGCCCGCAAGTGATGAGCCAATCAACTGAAACTGCGTGCCGTCGTACACAATCACCACGGTCTGCCCTGACTTGATGTCGTTTGCAGCAAGGGCGGTGGTGCCGTTCTTGGTAATACTCTTTGCGCCAAGGCTGTTGATGTTGATGGTCGTTGCGCCCGTGTTTGCGCCTGCCGCGACAAACCAAAACATCTGGCCTGCGGCATACGCAGCAATCGCTGGCGACAAACTGCCGGTGATCGTATTGGTGCCAGAGATAGAGCCGATCAGGCTAACCGTGTTGCTCTGCACCTGACCAAGCGTGGCCGAGTCCGTAGACGCGCTACCCGTTCCAAGGCCCGTGAGCTTATAGCCCGCCATCGGAAGGTTAGCCGTGGGATTGGTCTGCCCGTCCTTGGTGACACAGGTAGAGAGGCCCGTTGCAAGGTCTGCCGTCAGCGCGTTAAACGCGGTGCTAGAGATAACCGTGCCGGTAACGACAGGCTGGCCTGCCGAGTTGATCTGGAATGTACCGCTACCGTTGAATGACATTACTCTTGCTCCTCTGCTGCGCGATCAAGTTGCGCCAACTGATACGCCAACATTCTTGCCGTTTGTGGGTTTACTTTGCCGCCCGCACGCTTTGCCATATCCACGGCCATTGCCATGCTGGGATTGCGGCGCACCAACTCATCGCCACGCTCTGCAAGCAGCTTGGCAAGCTGCGCGGGTTTGCCAACTGCCTTGCCCGCTGCGTACACGGTCTCACCCACAAGACGCGGGCTGCTTGCTGCCATTTGCAACACGCCTGTCGGGCTTAATGCTTGAAATGCGTTGTATGCCGCGCCAGCGCCAGACAAAGCGCCTGACAAACCGCGAGGCAATTCCGCACTTAACGCTTGACCAGCCAACTCTGGAAACAAGTTTTTTGCGCCTTGTTCGGCCAGCATTTCGCCAAGCTCCACGCGGCGACCATAATTGGTATTAGCGTTATTTCGCAAAATTGACTGAAGTTTGCGAACCTGCGTGTCTATGCTTGCTTTTGGGTTTTGCGATAGCGTTTTTTCAATTTCTTGCAACAAATCGCTGGCCGTTTCGTAATCTGCCATTACATTCGCATAGTCAGGCGCTTGCCGTGTAATTTCGCCACGAATTGCGCCGTAAACTTCATTTGCCGCATTCCTAGCGGGTGTTCCATACGGAAGCGAATCTCTAATGCTACCAACCGCCTGCTTTAGCGCATCAATACCAGCAACCGTGTGATACACGGCGGGATCGCCTGATTTCCAATCATCAACAGTTGCTTTTAAATCTTGCCATGCAGAAGCGGCAGCGGGGTCTTTGCTTTTGCCTTCAAAATACCCACGCCCTTTAACTTTGTTGACTGCTGCGTCAATGTCATTAAATTTTAGTACGGTTTTATCTTTAGAAACATTAGCCATTCCCGCTGTATACGCTTGCGATCTTTGTTGGCGTAACGAGGAAATTGCGGGCTTTATAGTTTCTACAATTTGATTAACGGGGGCATCGCCTCGCATTTGAGAAACAAACGCTTGCCCTTGCTCTCCACCCTTAAACCCCGCTTTTGCCGCTTCTTCAACGGCGCGAGTTCCCGCGCCAGTTGTAAAGCCTAAACCTGCAGCACCTAATTTGCCCGCGCCTTTTGCGGCTTTGGTGGCAACGCTCAACGGATCAATTACATCGGCTACTTTTTGGATTGTTTCGCCCGTTCGCGCAACAACGCCGCCTGTGCGGCCCATTGCACGGGGAGCGACACGCAATGCACCGCCTGCGCCCGTTAAAATTGTGGCCGCATCTGCCAAAAACCCGGCAGGATCGTCAGCAAATGTTTTTTTGGCGTTTTCTACGCTGCCATATCGGCTTTTGTAAAACTCACCGACACGGTTAGCCATTTCTGGGCTGGCATCCGTAATGCCTAGTTTGCCCAATACGCTGCTGCCTAAATTGACAATGTTCTTACCAGTTTCTATGGGGCTTGTAATAGCTTCCACCGTGGACTTTCCAAGCTGATACGCGCTGCTTGGGAAATTTGCTACAGCTTGGGCAAGCATTGGCCCCGCCCCTAAACTATCCTCGCGCTTTGGCATTGCAGAAGTAGCAAGCGGTTTAGACGCTTTGGCTTTGTCATGTTTTGCATACGCCTCGTCGGGCGACGCCGCGTCATATAACTCGCCTTCAATGCGGTAAGTAGGCATAGCGCATTACCTCGGCGGCAAATCAATAACGGGTTGGTACGATGGGCCTGCGTCACGGGTGATTGATCGCAAAACCGTTTCACGATTCCGGCGTTTTTGTTCTAACACCGGGGCTTTATCAAACGGTTGCGGTATGTATTGCTTGCGAGCGTTATCAAATTCATCAGGACTAATTACTGCACCAGATTCACGACGCAAAACGGCGTTGATAAAGTTTCGCTCGGCTTGAAAAAACATTTGTTGTTTTGGATCAAGAGCGAAATTACCGCCCGGTACGCCTGACAAAATTGAAGCGCCAACACTTTGTGGGGGCGTATCCAAAACTGGATTTGATTCTGCAATACGGTCTGCAAAACCAGCTGCCTTGGCTTGATTTTCATTCATGCCTTTTGGAGCAGGGCGAATTCCCTTGACAATAGATGGTTCGCCCCCGGTTCGGCTTAATTGCGCGTAAATTGGGTTGCCTTCGTCATCAACTCCCGCAATCGCGGAACCACTATAAACATTAGTGACCGGCCCAGTCGGGCGTGTTGTTTCCTTCTTGATCGCAGCATCATAAATTGCGATGTTTGGATCACCGGGCTTTAACGCAGCGCGTTCAGAAATTAGTCGTGACAACTCCGTGCCTTTTGCTTCGCTTGGCGCAGCGACGGTGCTTTCTTTTACGCCGCCACGTTTGCCGAACTGCACATATGTGCCGGTCGCGCCCGCCACAGGGGCATAAAACTCCTCTGCGGTTGGCGTTTCCATAGACTTTTCAAGCGCCGCTGCCAAAAGCGGTGCGCGCTTCATTGCGCCCATGCCGAGCGGCGTCATCGCCATGCTCAAGGCTTCCTGCGGCGCTTTGCGATACTGAGCGGTCGGTGTGACCTCCTGCAGCGTGGTTTCTGCGGGCGTTGCCGCCATAATCTGCTCAGCCGTGCGCTGGCCTTTGTCAAACACGCGGGCGGCTTCTTCCTTGCTAGGCGGTACATACCCGCCCTCCAAGCGGCCTGCGATACGGCGGCCAAACTCCTGCTCCATCTGCGTAGCCTGCTCACCCGCCTCCTCGGCTTTACGGCGCTGGCGTGCGCTCAAAAACGACTGCAGCGCCATCACAAGGGGCGCAGCGGAAGGCGTCGGGGCTGCCGATCCTGAAAGCGGCTGATACGCCTGTGCCTCTAGGGCTTCTGCCATAGCCTGACGGCGACGGGCCTCTGCGGCCTGCCGCTCGTACTCGGTCGGGGCGGCAAACGATGAAATGTATCTAGGTGCTGCCATAATCAAAGTCTCCGCGATATTCGCCGCCCTGCGGGGTCGTCATACCCGGTGAGCGCGGCTTCATCATGCCCTTGGGGATCACGCGGCCAAACTGCGGTTTAGCGGGCGACGTAATCATGGGGTTGTATTGGGCGTCAGTCGGCGGGGTGAAGTTGTCCATGCTGCCGCGCCGTTCCAGCGCATTAGCCAGTTTCTGCTGGCGGCTCATGGGGCCACTAAAGGTTTGGTATCTGCCGTTCATGCCTACCCCTTAACCAAATGGTTTGCCAAAGAACCCGCCACCGGCGGCTGCGCCCGCTGCGCCAGCAAGACCGCCGAGCAAGCCCATTTTGGCGTTGTAAGCAGCGGTTTGGTTGGCGTAGTTACGTTGTGCAAAGTCGCCCGCCGCCTGCGTTCCCGCAAAAATGGGGGCCGCTGCGACGTTTGCGCCTTGGTAGCCTTGGAACTGCGGCATATTGACCTGTACGCCCGACATCAGGGCGGCGATCTCGTTGAGCGGCTGATTGCGTAGCGCCAGCTGCTGCTGCAAACTCTGCTGCAACGCGGTGTTGCCAAACTGAGCGCCTTGCAGGGCTTGGTTGTACCGCTGCAGCTGCGCGGCGTTTGCCAACTGCTGCTGTTGGGTCGCAATGGCCTGATTCTGTGCAAGGGCTGCATTGCGTGCGGCCTCCACATCCATTGCCTGACCAAACTGTTGCGCCTGACCGCCAAGCAATGCCCGGTAAGCCTCTAGCGCGTTAGCGTTAGCGATCTGAGCCACATCACGCTGCTCGCCAAACTGTTGAGCGCGAATGCGGGCGGCAAGGTCTGCAGCGGCTTGCTGCTCACCAAACGCTTGACCGCGTGCGGCGTTAGCAAGTTGTGCGCCCGTGACATCTGCGCCAAACATGGCCTGTCGTGCTTCGTTGCCGAACTGGCCTGCTGCGACACGCTGCCGGAAGTCTTGCTCTTGTGCGGCGTTGCGGGCGGCCTGTGCGCCAAGTGCCGTGCCGACCGCCTGTGTACCCATGCCAAACTGCCCGAGGGCCGCTTGGTTAGCAAACTGTGCGGCAGCCTGCTGCTCGCCAAAGCCCTGCGCCCGAGCCGCCATATCTAGCCGTAAGCCCTCTAAGGCCGCCTGCTGGATGGCATCGTTCTCTTGCTGCTGCTGTTCGGTGATTGCCTCGTTGTAGGCTTCCGAGCCACGCGGGATGCCTTGGTTAGCCAGCTGCGTTTCTAACGCTTGGCGACGGCGCTGCAGTTCTGGGGCGACACGCGAAAGGATCGCCTGCTGGCCCGTCGTGCCTGCCTGTACCGGCATGGCGGCAAGCTGGCTGGTATCAATCGTGCGTTGCAGCTGCTCCTCGGGAATAAACCCTCGGGAGAGGCCGTACATTCCAAGATTCGGCGCGTAACTTACATCCTGAACGCCCGCAAGATTGAGGTCAGCCTGTTGCTGTAACGGCGATACGCCCGCCTGCAGCCCCGGCAATGCGCCTAAATCTAAACCTCGGAACTGCTCTAGCCCCGTTGGGGCAAACTCACGCATGGAAAGCGTCGGCATTGCGCCCGCACGAACATCGGCGGTAGCGCGGCCCATGCCCGCAAGGTCAGGAGCGCCCTGTACTTCGCCGTAACCGCCAAGCGTCGTCTGTAGGTCGCGCAAGTTAGGGGCAAATCGCTTGCCCAACACATCCTGCACCGTGCCGAGAGCGGTTTCGCCCACGCCTGACAAACCCAATTCTACGCGCTGCTGGGCTTCTAAAATCTTCTGTTGTTCAGGCGACAGGTACTGCTCAATATAGGGCGTATCCTGATCCGTCTGCGTGGTGAACTGTTCGCGGGTTGGGGCTACCGGCGCAGCACCAAACTGACCACCATACGCACCCATCGGAAAATTGCCACCGCGACCCTCGCCACGGCCTTCAAAGTCGCCGTAATAGTCGCCACCGGGGAAACCGCCTGCAGGGCCGCCTGCCATCACGCCAGAAGCTTTGCGGGCCTCATAGTCGGCAAGCTGCTTGTTATAGGCTTCCATCGCCTTGTTGTAGCCCGCTTCATCAAACACGCTCTTGCCAAACGTGACGCGCTGGCCGCCATAAGGCGTGGAAATGTTGGGATTGGAGATGCGGGCGGTTAGACGCGCCGCCTCCAGATTGGCCGCGCCCTGCTCTTTTGCCGCTGCGGCGTAGTCAGGCGCTGGCGGTGGTTTCGGTGAACTTTTGCCCATACCGAGGCTCCAGATAACGACACGAAGCTCGTGTCATAGTTAAAAACACGATGTCCCCGTTGGTGTCGGCGTCTTTTATACGCGCTTCCTCGGTAAACCCCATTTTACGCACTAATTTCAAGGCTTTCACGTTTTTACTGCCTACGGGGGCAATAATTTTGTCAACTCCGCAGACATTGAACGGATAGTCATAGATGGCAGCAAGGTAAGCGGGCGTCAGCCGATCCTGAAACGCGATATGGCACACGATGCTGCGCCCGTTCCAGTTTTCGTACACCACGCCGCATACCAGTTCGTCGTTTTTTTTCAGGCCAAGAGCGTTTGACCGTTCGGCGTGATAACCGCCCCCGGTCTGCGCGCAAACCCATTCGCCCACTTCGGGGCCGCTTGTTATATGCCAGCCCATCCGAGTTGGTACACGATGTCAGTAGAGGCCCATTGAATCTGTAAATATCGGCTGCTGCTATTGAGCTGCACCGCCGCGCAATAACCAATACCAGTCACGCCCTGCCAGTTGTTGTTGATAACTTCGCTTGATCCCCAGTTAGAGGTATCCCACGTTGCCGTATCCCAAAGGCCATACGTTGAGGGGGTATAGGCAAGCGCCGCCGTACTAGCAGACAGGTCAAAGTCTACGTTAATGTCTATGTTGATCGCGGGCTGGCCGTTACTGAAGATGCCGGGGCGGGCGCGGGTAAAATACTTTTTGACGCCTCGCGTTTCAAAGTAGTTAAACGCCTGCAGGATACGGCCAGAAATGTTGTTCGTATCGTCAATATATCCCGAGGTGCCGGTTGTCCACGCCTCTGCGACATATTGGTTGCCGCCGAAGTAAAGTTCATCGTTAAGGATGCTGAAGCAGTTGGCATTCCAATCGGTAAACCGACACCACGCCTTCGTGATGTTGTTCATCACAAACTGCTCTTGTGCGCCGGTGCTGACTGGCACGTTGACCACTAGCGCATTGTTGAGCGCGTTGTAGACCATGCCCCAGCCAAAGTTGTTTTTATAGTTCTGTGCGGCGGTCGCAAACGCACCCTGTATCTTGTCTGACAGCGCGACGTTGGGATCAAGGCGCGAGGACTGCAGCGCCGAAGCCAGCGGAAACAGCCCGTCAAGCGTTAGCACCAAGAGGTCGCCGCCGTATTTCATCATGCAACGCTTGGTAAGCGGCGCACCAATCTGCCACACACCAATTAGCGCCCATGTAGAGGCGCTAGAAGGGTCGGTGCCGCGATAAACGATGACCTCACCCTTATTCGTAATGAATACAAGGTTGTCGTCAACACCGTAACCTGCGTCAATCGTCCATGTGCCGAGCGCAACAAGGTTGCCACCCCATCTGGCAACTGCGGACAGGTCAAGCTCTTGCGCTGCGCCACCCACGGCAAGCGTCGGCAAATACCACGCCTTTAGCGTGTCTTTCTGGATAAACCACAGCCGGTTCTTGAAAAGCGTGATGTTGGAGAGCGTTGTGGTCGTGACGCCTGTGATGGCGGGTGTAGATGCACCGTCAATCGCTGTCCATGTTGTGCCGTTGTAAAGCTGCGGCTTATCTGTGCCGTTTACGCACATCATGTAATTGCCGCCGGGGGTCGTGATGTTGACGTATTCCCACCGAGCGTTACTTAATCCGCTGACAACCGCCGCGCCCACGGCACCGGCTGACGTTACGTCATAAAACCCTGATCCCGACGCCGCAAACAATTTGTTGGTGGCACCGCCTGCATAAGCAAACAGGCTTTCTACTTGCCCCGGCAACCCCGTGGCGTGCTTGCTATACCCGCCTCGCAGATTGACGCTGGCAACGCCGGGGAAAAAGTTATCCAGCGTGACCGCATCAGTCGGGGCCATGTTGGCAAGCGAGTCGCGGGCGTTCCACCCGCCGACAGGCGCGGGCAAAGACGCCACGTTGGCGTTGTTGCGCTGAACAAGCCTGCGAGCCGCTGCCATTACTGGCTCTCCGTCCCGTAACCGCTGTCAGGGATGTTGTCGTAGCCGATCAACACCGTACCCGGTCGCGGCGCAAACGAGAGGTTAGCGCCTGCCGTATCCTGCGCGATGGCGGTTTCCAGTTCCTGCAGGTAATCGCGGTAAATGGCCGTCGTGTCAAAACCCTTGCCTTCAAAATACTTGAGCTTGGTGGACAGCACCATGACCCGATCTGGATAGATGCAGGTATCGCTATCGGCGGTAAACGAGGACTTGGAGGTGCCGTCAGCGGCGTTTGCCCAGTTCTTGCTGCGGTATTCAAAGCCGAGGAGTTCCCCAGCATTCATACCCGGCCAAATCTGGAAGTACGCACCGAGCAGACGCCAGCGGATACGCGGGCCGGTAGAGATATAGCCTGAGAGCAGCCATTCCCATTGCTGCGGCGACTCGGGGCCAAGCATTTCCCAACGCTTGCTCTTATCCCAATGCGTGCGGTTGACCGTGCTGTAGTAGTCAGACGGAAGGTTGTATTTAACCTTCTGGAAAATCAGCTGGCCGCCCACCTGCGCTTGAGTTGGCTCATAGTTGAGCGTGACCTGCGTGGCACTATCCACGCTGGTGATATAGGTCGCGTTCGGAATTCCAACGCCCTGCACCTGATACGCCGTAGACAGCCCCGCCGTAGAAGGGATGCCGGTGATCGTATAGGCCGTTGTCGTCCACGTTCCCGTGGTCGTGGTGGCCTCGGTGTAAAACGTATGCTGGCGGGTGAGTTCCCGCCAGTCCGCACGACGCATCAACTCATAACCCGAGGCGTTCATCAGAGCCAGAAGCTGCACAACGTCCTGACTCGTATTGCCCGCAACGGTTGCCGGGGTTGCTATGCCCAACTCATTTGTCACTTGCTGAATGAGTTGAAGCATCGTGGTTGTGGACATAATTTATCCCTCGGTTATAACTTCTTTAGGCGGTCGGCCCCGACGCTTCGGTTCGCCCGCCTTTTCGCCAAGAAGCTGCGCCATCTGCGCCTGCAACTCGGCCAACTGTTTCTTGGTGTCCTCTAGCTCGGCGCTAGAGTCTGAGCGGTTTTTGCGGTTGAGGTACTGACGTGCCTTTTCGCGCAAGCCTACCCCGCCCATGCCGACGCGCTGCAACTGACTATCAGAGGCCAGCGCCAGCTGCTCCACCGTCATAAACTTCAAAATACCCAACTCGGCTACCTGATCGCGGTTGATTTCTTCAGGATAATCGCGGTGCCATTGAGCGAGCGGTATGCCAATCTGTGACGCAGAACCCTCGTTCTCCTGCATCTGAAAGTAGAGCCATTGGCGCGGGAAACGCTGCCGGTGATCCTCTCGGGCAGGCTGGTCAATAATGTTCGTCTTATCGCCGGGGGCCATAATGCGAACATACGGCTTACCCTCGTTTGCGCCTGAGTCTTTGGTGTAAAACTCAACGTGCAACTGAGCGTCGGCGTTGTTGATGTCACTATCTAGGGCCATTTCCTTTCTCCTGTGGGGATTGGGGTAATTAAACACGCTCGCCGTTAAGCGAGTACCAAGCGGTATTACTTACGGCAAAAAAAATACTAGCATGATTGACAGCAATGCTTGCTGACGCCCCGCCATTTAGCGTTGACCCAGAGGGCGGGTACACCGTTAGGGTATGCGCTCCGCTGTTTGCAATCATTATCGTTGCACCCATTTCCGTTGTCGGCAGTTTTACGCCGGTATTTGGCGGTGTTGTGTCCACCGAATTGTAAACGTGGGTAAGTTGCAACGCATTTCCCGCGCTAGTTCCAACAGCAACTAAATCATCAGCACCGTCTCCACAAATAGAAACAGTTGATAGCTGGCTGATGCCGCTACCCAAGACTCGGGACGGGATCGCCATTACGCCGCCTCGGCGCGTTCAGTCCTTACGCGCATGATTTCTGCGATCAGCCCCGGCCCTTTAACGTCAAGCGTTACATCGGGCATAACCTCAAAAATCTTCTGAAATTCGTTGGCCTGCTGGGCCATTGCCATGTTGCAGTTGAACTTCTTACCCGTTGGGCCGCCTACCCAAACGTCTACCGATGGGCCAGTTGTCTCGCCCGTGAATCGCTTAAGGCCGTCTGCGCGATTGCAAGAGTCGTAGCCGTAAAGCGTGAAATTGCGAAACCCGAGGATATAGCCGATGTTGATGGCACGCAGACCCGAGGTCGTGCCGCCACCGATGGCTAACTTGTTTGGCCCCAGCGCCTCCATTTCTGCACCCGGCGCCCATGAGTGCCACAGCAACACCTTTCTGTCCTTGAGATGGTCAAAGGTGGAGGGCGGGCAGCGCGAGGCGGGCATATAAGTCGTGTAATCGTTTAGCCGCTGGATACCGCTAGTGCGGTCGCGGGGGTCAAGGTTGACCCACAGATCAGGCTCCACGCCGTTTGCTACGAGGTAGTCGTGCGTGGCCTTGATGCTGACAATCGGTCGCCCTGCCTTGCGGTGGGCTTTAATCTCATCAATGTAGTCAGGCATAGACCACCCGCTCGCCACCAACACCATGTTGCCATCGTGCTTGGTGGGAGCGAGGGTCAGTTCTGGCAGACCACGGGCCAGCGCCGAGCGGATGTTGGAACATAGTTCCTCCTCCGTCCCTGCCGCCTGTACCGTGATCTCCAGAGGCTGCATTAGGCGTTCAAGCCCGTCAGAACGTGCGGGTAACCCGCAACGCAAGTCGGAGCCGAGGCCGATGCCGCCGAGGTAGTTGCCACAAGGCCCGCCACCAAACCCGCCGTCACGGTGGCGTCGTCAAGCGAGCCAGCCGTTGAGGTGGTGAAGAGCGGGACGTTGGGCTGACACCCGATCAGCACGTTGACACGCGGCTTACCGCCCAACTGCACCCAGCCATAATACGCCGAGGCAATGGAGGCCTGAGCAAAGCCAATGGCCTTGCTGTTAGCCGAGTTGGTCGTGGTGAGCGGAACAACGGTGTTATCCACACGGACGGAAACCGCCATGTAGGTAGACACCGTGGAGGCCGCCTGCACATAGACCGCCTGACCGCCATCGCTCAGGTTGACGACCGTGCCGGTACCAAACGAGGGCGAGCTGTCGGTGTAATCAAGCGCCACACCGATCAATGCGCTAGTAGAGATAGACATTTCTATGCCCCCTTAAGCAATCAACACGCCTTGGAACTGGCTGCCCGAGCAGGTCAAGTTACCTGCCCAGCCAATCAGCTTCACAATGGCGTCTTGGTTGACCGCCTGACGCTCACCGCCAATCGGCACAAAGTTGCGATCCTTGTGCGGACGGAACATCAGGTACTTGGTGTTCAGGAACCACATATGGTTTGCGTTGCCCGAACCGCTGTTGTAGGTGGACGAACCGATACCACCGTCCAGCACCACGTCAGAGGCCATGCCTGCGCCGTAATACTTGAGGGAGGCAAAGCCCGCGCCCGCCATGCCCGAGCCAGCGTCGGTAATACGCTGGATGGCCTGCAGCGACTGCAGATACAACTTGTAGTAGTTGTTGTCCGCAACGATGAGGTCAGGCTTGTCGGTGCCACGAATCAGCTGAACCGCGAGCGCGTCCATGTAGCCCTGAATGTTCGTGGCCGAGACAGCCGCGAGGCCATCGGTCAAACCACTATATTTCTTGGACTGCCAGAACGTCCACACGGCGCGGTTGATGCCGCCGTAGGTGCCAGTCGTCGGGTCATCCGGCACAGCCGCAGCAAGGCCCGTGAGGTTCTTGCCCGCGTTGCCGGTGCCGTCACCGTACAGGTCGCCGCTGATGCGGTTGGCAAGCTGCGCTTCCGCAACTTCCATGCGACCGTCAAGAAGGTCAATGATGGCCTCCTTGCCCGTGTTCTGGATCATCTCCAGACCCGAGATGGTCACCGCACTTGCGTACTGCGTGATGGAGAACTGCGCCGAGCTGATCGGGCTGTTCTGACCGACGTTCAGCACCTCGTAACCCGAGTAGCTGTTCGTGTTGTTCGTGGTCGGATCAGTGTACATGATTTCCTGCAAAATCACGTTACCGCCCGAGAACGTCTTGACGTTCCCACGCTCCTTAAGACGACGCAACAACGCATTGTTGTTGGTCACGTTGTCAGCGAGCTCACCGCTACGGCTCTGGATGGTAGTAGCGATGATGTCGCTGATACTAGAGTTGGCAAAAGCCATTTTAAGTCTCCTATATCAGTTAGTTATAACCGGGCGTTTGCTTCTTCAAATGCTTGCTCAAGCAAAGTCCGGCGGTCATTCGCTTTAGGAGCCGTGTTAGCACCGGGTGTGGCGCTTCTGACACTCACAGCAGCGGCCCGAGCGGCTTTCGCTGCTCGGTTTTTCTCTGCGGAAACTTGTGCGCTTTGTTTAGCCTGTTGGGCCGACAAAATGCGTTCCCGCAAATCTTTATTTCCATAGACGGCCTTATCATACGCCTCCTCCAATGTTTCGGCGCTACCGCCTTGGAGGAGCTTGATCATTTCGGGGCGTACTTCCTCAAAATGCTCGGCCTTCTGGGCAAAATCTTCAATTTCGTTCAGCAGCACGGCCTGTTCGGCCTGCTCTTGCTGCTGTTTCCAAGTCATGACCTCACCACGCACGTTTGCCAGCTCGTTTTTAAGGGCAAAAATGGCGGGGTCAGCGGTCGGTGTGCCGGTTTGCGGCATACCGCCTAAATTGATGCCGTATTCGTTCGCCAACTGCATGAAATACTGTTGGCGGGTCTGCGGATCGCTAGTTCGCAGCGTGTGATCGGCCTTCATCAGCGCGGCAATGGCCTGCTCGGGCTTAAGTCCAAGGCCGTTTAACGTGCTGATGTACGGATTGATCGCCTCGTTGATGGCGTCGGCAAACTGTTTGGCCTGTAGCAGCGGTTCCACGCCCCGGCGCATCTGCTCCTCGCGCTGGTAGGCGTACTCCTGCAGCCGAGGGTCGGCTTTCTGCCAGACTTCGTGATAATCCTTCTTCCAAGAGAGCGGTGGCCGCTTCCAAACGGGTTCTTCAGCAGGCTCTGGGGCTTCTTCCTGCGGTTCGGGCTTGGCAAAACGCCCTTGCGCGTCACGGCCAGCGTCTGCAGGCTCGTTATTCTCTACCGCGTCAAAGCCCTGCTCCAGAACGGCCCGTCGGTCGGTGGTATCAACCTCTGGGGTGTCAACGGTTTGGTCGGTCATTAGCCTCTCCTGTGGGGATTGGTGAAATTAAACTCTTGGCGCAACTGACGCAGCACGCGGTCGGCCTGCTCGTTCGTCATGCGCTTGTTGACCTCCCACTTCAGCCGCTCTAAACGCTCGTTGGTTTGGCGTTCGGGCTTGATGTGGCGGGCAGGATCGTCGTTGCCGACCTCAATGCAGTTGTTGGCCTTGAGGTGACGGCGGTGTTCGGAGCGCGAGGTAATCATGCTGCCGTCAATCATGCTCTTGTAGGGCTGGATGTCGGGCTGGACGTAGTGATAGCGACCCTTGGCGTCTTTTTTACGTTCTACAAACTCGCCATCCATGTAAACGTAGGTGCGTTTCATAACAGTAACAATACTTCCTCGTCGTCCTTTTCCTGCAGTTCGCGGTATAGCGCCTCAATGCGCGTTACGTCCGCAAGCAATGCGTCAAAATCAATGGCGTTGACTGGCGGAATTGGAATGCCTGCGGCCTCCTCCTCCACAAACGGGGCCACAATCTCCGCGACAATGCGCGGGCGGCCCTCAACCAGTTCCTCGTAAATCGCAATAACTTCTTTACGCCGCGCCTGACGGAGTTTTTCGTACTCGTCATACTTTGGTTCGGGGCGTTTCCGATGCGTATTTTTGCCGCCATCGTGCATATCCGTAATGACGATAGGGGTGGGCGGCGTAATAACCGTCCCCGCATCGGCAAATGGCAATACGCAAAATGGAGCAAGTGCAAACATTAAACAGCATTAACCCACGGCAACGGTTTGGCAACAGTCGGCGGGTTCACCTGTGCATCCAATTCCCGCGCCACGTTCGCCTCTACTTCGGCCTTGTCCACGCCGTTCGCCCAAATCCAGCCCAGCACGGTGTCCTCGGTGAGATCGGCGTAGGCGATGAAGTCGCCGCTCGGTGAGGCGAAGCCCATGCTGCCGTAGTTGGACGCGCTGTGGTCGCCATCCACCGCCGTGCAGCGCCATGCCGCCGTCACCACAACGTCGGTGTGCGAGCCGTCTACCGGCTTCACGACCATGCTCTCAATTTTCCAGTTAGCCATTGCTTTGCTCCTTCAAGGCTTCTTCAGCCTGCTCTTTGATCTTGACCAACAACGGCCACGCGCCGCTGCTCGTCGGAAGTTGTCCTAATACTTGCAGGATGGCCTGCACTTCTTCGGGAGTGAGTTCTAGTTTCATTTTGCCTCCAATGCGGCGACCTTGGCTTCAAGTTCTTGAATGGCCTTCACAAGCAGCGCGACCATGTTTCCGTAATGCAACGCATCTGGTCGTCCTTCCTTGTCGTAAGCCACAAACTCGGTCAGTCCTGCGTCGTGGACTTCTTCGGCAATCAAACCGCCGAATACCGTGTCTCCGCTGTTTTTTGCTTTGTATGTAACGCTGCGAAGTTTGAGGACATCCGCAAGGCCATGTGCTGCATCGGCTACGTCTGACTTGTAACGCAACGACGAAGTTGAACGATATAGCAAACCGCCAGCATCAACATACAAATTTGCTGCGTTACCCGTTGTATAACTGTATGGGGAATTAGCGGCATTACCAATCATCATCAATCCGTCATTTCTGACGTAAAACAAATTTGCTGCCGCTCCTGCATTTTCAACCACTAACGCATAATTTGCGCTTGTCGTGGTTGAACCTTGAACGTGTAATCGGTAGATAGGCGTTCGGCCAACTCCAACGTCGCCAGCAAAATAATTCGCCGCCGTCCCCGCTGCATAGAAGTTCCAGCGGTTTGTGCCAGAGGCGATGGCGCTGTAGAAGCCGTAGTTGTTGGTGGCTCCGGTGAGGCTCCCGTCAACATAGTAGCCGTGTTGATTAGTAATAGACGAACCTGCACCAATACTGTTTTGATATGCAAAATAATGGGTGTAATTTGAAAGCGTATAGGATGCGGCTTGCGTAAACAGGTTCGTCGCAAAAGCATAAGTCGTATTAGTTGTTGAACTAGGAGAAATCCCAGTCATGTAATACCCGATACTAATTGTGCTCGCCGTCACCAGCGTTCCTTTGACGTGAACTTTTGCAAACGCATCCGCCGTCCCGCCAATCCCGACGTTGCCGCTGGTGTCAATCCGCATACGCTCGGCGTTGTTGGAGTAAAACGCCATTGGATGATTTGACGTTGTACCGACCGTTCCGTTTGCAGAACTTGTGTTGTACAAAATCGTCGTAACGGTGCCGTCCGTTACAGAGATGCCTTGATTGGTTGCGGAAGATATGGCTAATTTCGTTCCCGGCGACGCAGTACCAATACCGACGTTGCCGCTGGAGTCAATAATTGCCCGCAGCGTATTATTGGTTGAAAAGCCAATCGGGTGAGTGCTAACTGTAATTAAATTTAAACTGTTGTTACCCGCATAAGATCCTTGTGCAGACCCGTTGCGGAAAATACCGGCGTTTGCATCGCCAAGTTGGATGGTGCTGTACCCGTCAGTTGCGGTGTTGGTAATTCGCAACGCAAGGTTATTCGCGGCTGCGGTTCCGTAAATTTCTGTCTTTGTAGCAGGCGACGCAGTACCAATCCCGAGATTCCCCGACGTATCCAGCCGCATACGCTCGCTGCCGCCGGTATAGAAGGTCATCGGCAGGTAGGTGCCGGTGCCTGCTGCGTTTGAACGCAACGACGCTTCTAAATTTTTGAAAACAAACATTGACATCGTTTGAGTGTTTGTCGTGTCGCTTACAGCGTTACAAACCACCCCAGTTCCTGCTAAATCAGCAGGGGTTCCATTTGCCAATATGCCAAGAATTGTGTTTCCGTTTGTCGTGCTGCTTTGAAACGCCAACCGACTGCTAAACGTCGCATTGGACATATCGCCCGTGATGCGCTGGGCGGTGGACGAGAAGGTGAGGTTGCCGGTCGTCACCGTCGCCGTGCCTGCATTCAGCGAGGCGATAGAGGCGTTGGTAACCGTGAGTCCCGTGACCACCGCCGTACCGACGTTAGCCGAGGCGACAGAGGCTCCCGTAGCCGTCAGCGCGGTGACCGTTCCCGTCGTAATCAGCGCGACCGCTGCGTTGATGGAGGCGACCGAGGCATTGGTCACGGATAGGTTGGTCACGCGCTCTGTGGTCGTAACGACATTGCCAAAGTTAGCGGAAGCGACTGATGCGCCTGTAACCGTTAAGGCCGTGATAACAGCCGTTCCTGCGTTTGCCGACGCAATGGAAGCGCCAGTAACCGTCGCTGCGGTGATGACCGCCGTGCCGACATTGGCAGAGGCAATAGATGCCCCGGTTGCCGTCAGGTTGGTGATTACCGCCACGCCCGCGTTGATGCTGGCGATAGAGGCTGCCGTGAACTGAAGGTTGCCAATGTTCGCGGACGCGATGGATGCGCCCGTGGCCGTCAGGTTTGTCACCGTGGCCGTAGTAAGCAACGCCACGCTTGCGTTCATAGACGCGATGGAGGCGCTCGTTGCCGACAGGTTAGTGATCACCGCAACGCCTGCGTTAATAGACGCAATGGACGCTGCCGTAAACTGCAAATTGCCGATGTTGGCCGACGCGATGCTTGCGCCCGTAGCGTTAAGCGTTGTCACCGTCGCAGAGGTCAGCAAGGCCACGCCTGCGTTTACGGAGGTCAGCGATGCGCCAGAGGCTACCAGCGTCGTGAATGCACCCGAGGAAGGGTTTGTTACACCCACCGTTGTGCCATTAACGCTGCCGCCTGTGATAGCGACATTGTTGGCGTTTTGCGTGGACATCGTGCCGAGGCCCGAAATGTCCGTGCTAGGAATAGTGGAAACCGCCGTGAACGCTGCCGTGCCAGAGGCTTTAACGTAACCCGTTAAGGTCGTCGCGCCTGTACCGCCATTGCCAACAGGTAATGTCCCCGTGACGCCTGTAGTAAGCGGCAGTCCCGTGGCGTTTGTCAGGATCGCGGCAACGGGTGTACCGAGGTTTGCGCTGACAAGCGTTTTGCCAGTCAGCGTTTGCGGGGTATCCAGCGTGACGGCCTTCTCAGCTGGGTACGCTACGAATACGTCCTTGCTACCTGCTACAAACCCAACCTTTGTACCGCCATCGCTGGAGGCCAATACGGTATCGCGGGTCAGCGTTCCCGCGTTGTAGGTGCCGATGCCGACTTCCCACGCGCCTGTGGTGTTATCCACCGCCGTGTAATAGGTCTCGTTACCATTACCAATGACAGAAAACGGCACAAACCCGGTGGACGTGCCGTTTAGAGTGAACGTCCCAGTACCAACCGTAGTCGTCGTTTCTTTAACGCGATCCTGTAAAACCAATGCCATGTTTTACTGCCTCGTCATCGGCATGATGGGCTGGGGTTGCTGTAACGGCAGCGCCTGCTGGGCAATCTCCACGCCTGCCGCACGACCATCGGGGCCGCGCACAATGCGTTTTGGTGCCGTCATCGCACGCAACGCCGCGTCTAGTTTCGCCATCATTTCGGCGTAAATCTGCATCGTCTGCTGCTGCATCTGCATCACGGTCTGCGTGGAGACCATGACGTTTTTCTCCACCGTTTCCATCATGCGCTCGGTGTTAGCCTTGGTGACCTCCAACATCGGAAGGTCGGTGCCGGGGTTAGCCGAGATACGCGCCACGTTAATCTTGGTCTGCGCGTCAAGGTCGGCCTTGTATTTGTCCATCTGCGCGTCCATTTCCAGTTCGCGCTGCTTGAGCTGCAGTTCCATCTGCATACGCTGTTGATCTGCTTGCACCTTGGCGCTCTCCGCTTCCATTTCAGGGTTCGGGCGCGGCTGTGCAGCCTGTTGCTTGAGCTGCTCCAGCGCCTGATCAATCTGGCCTTCAATCGGACGCGAGGACTTGAACGCCTGCACGCCAAACTTCAGGAGTTCCATCATCACCGGCACCATCGGCGGCGAGGACTGACCGACCGGGAGCGCCTGCTGCAAGAAGCCACCAAACGCCTGAATGAACTGCAGGCGGTCAGCCTTCATCTGCTGCTCGTCTACCTGTACGAGGCTGTCGGCGGCCACTTCCACGCGGAAGTTACGCAGCGGGCGATCCTGTAGGAGTTGCAGCGCCTGCGGGATCAGCTGCTGATCTACTGGCGACATCTGCTGTGCGGCAGAGTACGAGAGCAGCGTCTGCGGCTGGAACTTGGCGCACATGATCTGCGCCTTGAACCTAATTAGTTCGGAGGCAAAGAGGGCTACGTCCTCCTGCATAGAGCGCAGTCTTAGCCCTGCGTATTGCCCTTTGATTTGCTGCGCGGTCGCGGTTTCGCTGGCGTAGGACGCACCACGGATGATGTCCGAGATGCCCGTGATTTCGTAGATTTGGCTCTTGATGTCCTCTCTAGCTCTATAGCACTGGAGTAGCGCATTTGCGAGCGTGTCAAGCGGG